GCTGCAGGGCTGGCCTTGCGAGTAGCAGAGGCAAGAATCGCTCCTGCATTCTTCATAGGCACGCCCTCTTTTTTAGCAATGGATTTCTGCGCAGCAGCAAATCCCATTTTCTTTTTAGCCGCCATTATATCTGTCCCGTCTCTTTCATTACCGTAGCGGTGCGCTTGGTAATCTGTGTTGCTGCTGGCATTGACTCAGCGTTATATGCAACGCCCAGTTTGTCACTTGCAGCCTTTGCTTCATTAACTGCCTTCATGGTTGTACCCGCTGGTTGAATGCCTTGTGAGCGAGCATCGGCATAAGCGTCTAGTTCTCCAACCCACTTTTTGTTAGTCATGGATTCACTACGCCCAGCATCGCCAGTGTTTAATTCAAGTGTGATAATCTTGCAAGCAAAGCAACCTTCGACGTAAGCCTCATGGCTGTAATGTTCCGATGGAGCCTCGATATAGATAAATGGCTTATCGCTTACTTCATTACAATTAATACAACCATAAGCCGTAGGGATTGATTCATACTTTGCGTTTAGTCCCCAGGCTGTTATTTTGCTTACGTGTTGACATTCGCTCATTAAGTATTTTCTCCATAAAATCTATATTGCGTTGGATTCGTTCTTGCTCTGGACCATTAGCCTTAGCGGCTTCTTTAGCAAAGGTTAGCGCTTCCTTAACATGACCAAGGTTGTAAGCACTGACTCCCGCAAGATCGTAGGCTTTCCAATCCCAGACAGCGGCTTCGTAGCAATAGTGTATTGAACGTGGCAAGTCCAAAACTGCGAGAGAAGCATCTAAGCACCGTTGCCATTCTTGTTTGCGATATGCGTCAATCGCTACGCCGTAATGAGATTCGCCCTCATGGGGCAAAATCTCTACACCCTTGTTATAGTATAGGGTTGCGTTTTCCTTATCACCTAATTGGTGGTAAGATTCTCCGACCCATCGGCAGACGGCTGCGGATTCAACATCCCAGCCATTAAGTTCAAGTTTGCGCTTACCAGAGTCAATAACATCTTGCCATAGGTCGTTGAAGTAATACTCTCGGCACATGTATGTCCACATGCGAGGATCCTCTGGATACTCCCTGACAGTTAGTTTAAGAATCTCTAGGTAGTGCTTGCGAGATTTGCCGTTATCTGGCAGGTGCTTAATAACTGCATCTAGTATCTGGATCTGCTTTACTTCTTCATCACCATAGTAAATCTGTATCTCATGGCATGGATACTTCCAATGCCATCCATGACGGTTATGTAGCCTATCTCTGTGCCAAGTCTGGCCCGTATCCATTGTAATCCAACCAATGATTGCGTCCTTCTTCCAGCCCTTACGGACCTTATCAAAGAAGCCAGGCTGTGGCACTTCATCTAAATCTAGGATTACACATACGTCAGCATCCTGTGGGACAAGCGCCAAGGCTGCGTTACGAGCATCATCAAAGCGCCAGGGCTTTATGCTAATGTCGTAGACAATAGCACCTAGTTCCCTAAGTCTTTCTGCCGTGCCATCTGTTGAGCCTGTATCTGCTACAATGATGTAGTCAGCGCCTTTGCAGGCTTCCATATAGCGATCAACATGCTTGATTTCGTTTAGGGCAATGGAGTAGACTGCTATCTTGGTCATGCCGCTATCTTAGCATACGTTATGCAATATCGCCAGTCACGAGCCAAACATCGGTTGCAATCTTTAGCGCAGTGGCTACAGAGTTGACGACACGAAGTTTTGGACCTGCTGGTGTAGCACCCGTGGAAATGATGGTAGTCGTACCTGGGGTGACGGCCGTAATCGTAGGCTGGCCCGCACCCGTAATCCAGGCAAAGTTAATCTGTGAGCCTACTGGGTAGGCAACAGAAGCGTTAGTTGGAATCGTTACTGAAATAGCCGAAGCATTATTAAGGGTAACAAGCGCCGCAGCATCGGTAAGCACTGGAGTGTAAGTTGTACCAGTCTGAGTGTTGATAGATACAATGATTGACGGAGCCGCTGTAAAAGTGACGGCGCCAGAGATTGTATGCGCGCCAGACAGCGTACCCGAAAGTGTTGCACCATTGATCGTAGGCGTAGTAAGCGTCTTGTTGGTAAGCGTGTCTGTGGTTGCCTTACCTACCAAAGTATCGGTAGCATCTGGCAAGGTTAATGTCTTGGCCGTTGTAAAGGCCGATGCCAAAACACCAGTAATACCAGTGGTTTGGCCAGACATGGTGATGTTCAACTTCTTAGTTGTATCTGTGCTATCTGTCAGCGTAGGTGCTGCGATAGTTGGAGTAGTTACGGTTGGAGAAGTTGAAAGAACTACGTTGGCTGTACCAGTTAGAGCCTTGGCTCCCATAACGCTTGCAGCCCACGAGGCTGCTGTTGTACCGCTGGTAAGGATACATGTGACACGTACCGTTACGCCACCTGGGACGGATATGACCAGGTTAGCGCCAGATGAGTTAACAGTTACGGCGCCAGTCGAATCATTTTCAATGATGAAGTACTGGCCGAGGGTAAGGGTAGAAGTAACTGGCAGTGTGACAGTCTGAGTGGTTGAACCAGTGAATAACTGATAGATCGTAGAGGATACAGTGAGGGTGGTTGTACCAGCGGCCGTAGCAGTAGTGCTGTAGCCCCACGTACCTGTATTACCAGTGTTTCCCGTGCTGCCTGTGTTGCCAGTACTGCCCGTGTTACCCGCCACACCAGTTCCAGTATTACCAGTGTTACCCGTGGCACCAGTATTACCTGCTACGCCTGTTCCTGTGGCTCCCGTGTTACCAGTTGGCCCTGCTACGCCAGTGTTTCCTGTGTTGCCCGTGTTACCAGTGTTGCCTGTATTTCCCGTAGCACCAGTCTGGCCTGTTCCGCCAGTATTACCAGTATTACCCGTTGGGCCTGTGACACCGACTGCACCTGCAAGGGTAACAGTCCATGATGAAGCGGATGTTGTGCCTACGTTGTAGTCAGCAAGGATTGCAAAAGATGTGCCACCCGTGATGGTGACTACACCTTCAAAATAGTTAGATGTGGTATTGATTGCCCTAACTCTATCGCCAGTGGCAAATGCGCCTTGCTGGTTTGTGGTGAGAGTAATCGTTCCGCTGTTAGCGGGGGTGACGGTAGAGGTTGAAGTGACGCCTGAGTATCCAGCACCAGTTGAGCCAGTGTTACCTGTATTGCCCGTATTTCCCGTGTTACCAGTGTTACCTGCCACACCCGCACCTGTATTACCAGTGTTTCCTGTGTTGCCTGTATTACCAGTTGGACCTGCTACGCCCGTCGCGCCTGTGTTTCCCGTATTTCCTGTAAGACCCGTCGCTCCCGTGGAGCCAGTAGGCCCTGTCGTTCCAGTCGTACCAATGCTGCCAGTATTTCCTGTCGCTCCCGTGGCGCCGCCTGAACCAGTCGCGCCCGTAGATCCTGTGGCACCAGTTACTCCAGTAGCCCCTGTGGATCCAGTAGGCCCAGTTGCTCCTGTACTACCTGTTGGGCCAGTAGAACCTGTGGATCCTGTCGTTCCAGTGTTACCAACGGATCCTGTGTTTCCTTGGCTTCCTGTAGAACCAGTAGAGCCTGTGCTACCAGTTGCTCCCGTGCTTCCCGTGATAGATGATCCAGTGACACCTTGCGCTCCTTGAATACCTTGCGGTCCGATAGGGCCTAGTTCAATAATAACTGCTTGTGTGGAACCAACGTTATAGACGTTGGTTGATACTGGAATCTGAATGACAGATATTGAATTGACGTCAACTGACATTATTGTACCACGCTTGCAGTTACAGAAAAGTTACCAGCAAGAATTTGATATACATTAGAATTAGAATCTGTTAAATTTAGACCGTAGGTATATGTGCCTGCGGGTAATACGTTAGAGGCTGTCTGAGCCGCCGTAAGGGTAAGGGTAACTGTTCCAAGGGCAGGTGTAATAACGATCTTGCTATTGGCCGTAGACAACTCTACGATAAGGTTATTGCTTACATCGCGCACTTGCATATCTACGCTATAGCCAGTAAGATTTACTGGTAGGTTATCAATGAGCCATTGTGGGGCTAAGGTGAATGTAGTACCGTTAATAACGGTAATGTTATATCTACCTGGATTCACGATGCTCCTTTAAGCGACATAGGTTATGTTCGCGCCATAACCAGCATTTGTAAGAATGGTTACTTCCGTTGGGCCAAGATTGTAAATATGCCCACCGAGGTAGCAGTAATCCGCTGCTAATGTTTCGTCTACGCCAGGTGTACGCTCAGATACCACCGCTGTGCCATAGACCAAAAGTGTGTTGCTTCGTGCAATTCTAAAACGCCAAAACAGTCTGCCGAAACCAGCAGGGCCTTCTTCAACAGTAGGCGGTGAAAATGTATATGGCATTTTATCCCTTTCGTAGAATGATAGGGATGGGCCGAAGCCCACCCCCACCACTTAATCAGTTATACCAGGTGAATCGAAGAAGACGATTCAATACGGACAAGCGAGGCGTCACGATAACGCTGCCATCCGAGAACGCCGTACCATCCAATAGGACGGAAACGCATCAACTTATCAACAACTGGTCCGAAGATAACATGTGGCTCTTCGGCAACTGCTTCGGCCAATGCTTGCTTTCCAGCAACCAATGTACGGAATACGCGAGTACCACCAGTACCATAGGTAAAGCCAGAAGTACCAAAGGTACCTGTCCAACCTGTAGAACCAGTACCGTCACCAGCGTTGAACAAACGTGGTGATTCGACGAACATAGCGCCTTCATAAGTTCCGATGGTGCCTGGCCAGAATTCAGCAGCGCCTGTCTCGGAGTACTTATGGTCATCACGCCATCCGCCTGAGCCTGTTTCAGAACGAAGGTCGAATGAAACTTCTGGGTGGATACCGCACCAGTAGTATTCGCCTTGACGTGGAACAGCCTTGTTGGCGCGCAACTTGGCTACAGCGGTACGAACGTCACGAGACTTGATTACGTCTGTTGACGTAACCTTAGACTGTGTTGTACCATTGGTGTATGTACCAGCATATGTTGATACGAGAGAACCGCCAACTTCTGCGATTACGTTTGGTCCACCAACGAGGGTAGATAAAGCGTTAATATCGAGAGAGTCAGCCATGTTGAAGGCGATGATGTCTGCGATAGCAGGATCAACGTCTGAGAGTGAGAACAACTCCAACTTACGTGTAGCAAGTGAAGCGTTACCGTATTCGTTAAGAGTAACGGAAACTGTGGTTGTGTTACCAAGTGCTACTGCATCTGGGTCAACATCCTCTGATAGAACAGCGGTTGCTGCAGCAAGATCTGTGTAGATCTGGAATACAACGGAAGAACCAGGCATAGCCTGTTGTACTGGCTTCTTATCTGCGACATCGCGGATGAGAGGAACAGCACGGAGTGCAAATTCGACGTATCGGTCATAGGCTGTCTGTACGAGGGACGTACCGAGCGAGCCACCCGAGGTGTCTGTATATGCGTTTGCCATGTGTCACCTTCTTTCTTAGGTTTGTGGCGAATGGGTTAGGTTGTTGGGCTACCGACGACGTTGCCCTGGATTACCCGTAATCGCGTTAAGTTCATCAATGTTCTTGGCACCTGCAAGTTTTGCCATAAGGTCGGCATCACGTGTTGGGCTATTAACATTTTGAGTAGCCGCATTAATGCGGTCATACGAACGGATATTTGCTTTTGCTTCTTCATCGGCAGGAGCATCTGCTGGCTTTGAAAATCCAAATACATCGGCATTTTCATTAAGCCAAGCATCTACTTGCTCTGGTGTTGAGATGTCGGCGGGAATAAACTTCGCCACCTTGTCTGGTACACCTTTTGTTGCCAGTACGTCTTTGACGCTACGACTGCGGTTCTCTGCTTCAACAGTCGCAAGCCTTTCAAGCAATGCCGCCTTTTCCTTTTGCTCGCGCTTTAACGCTTTGCGAAGGTTTGCTGGGGCTTCATTTTGCGAAGTTTCAACATCTAGGTCGTCTTCGTCATCTTCGTATTGGTTTGCCATTTCGGCACTCCCTTTCTTGTTAGTGTGACGCAGGCCGCAATACATTCAAGGGGTGAATGTTTGGCTCCCACTACCAGTCTTAATACACACCATCGGCGCTGGTCGTCCGTGGCGGATTCTATTTATTAGGAAAGACCGCTAATGTCTTTCGCGCCTAGGCTACCTGTGGCAGCACCAGCAGAACCTGAGAAGGCTGATGCTTCCTGTGTCTTGAGACGTTCAAGATTTTGCTGTGCTTGTGCGGCGCCTTGGGTATTAAAGGTTGACGCTTCAAGTTCTTGACCAACGCCCGCGGCGTTGCCGTAGCCCTGGTAACGGCCTGCCAAAGACTGTATAGCAGCCTGTTGCTGGGCGATGCTAGTAAAGCCCTGGTTGGCCTGTGACTGGGTGATTCCCTGCGCTGCAAGTCCCATTGCGCTAAGTGGGCCTGTGGCTCCATAGGCAATGCTGACGCCCGCCCTAGCGGCTTCTGCGCCGATCGTGGCGGCGTTATACTCTTGTTGTACCAGTGGTGCTGCTACCGATGGATCGAGCAGGTGGGTAAGGATTGTAGGCATTGTCATGCCAAACTGTGCTTGCAGTTGTGTTAGAACTTGAGGATCTTCATTCTGCACTGCCGCAGTTGCGGCATTAACACGCATCTGCACTTCCGCTGGTGATACATCTGTACCCATTAACTTGCCAAGATAGTCAGTTGATTGCAATGGGCTAGAAGCTGGAATGCCAGCCATCGTCATAACCTGCTTGTATGATTGCTCGTTGGCGATATAAGTAGCAGGATCTAGCGGGTTAAGCCCAGCAGCAATTCTGGCTTGATTGCCAGAGAAGCGTTGTTGCCAAGATGTGATAAGGCCATTGGCCGCACTAAGTTGGCTTGGTGTAAGGCCAAGGCTACCAATCTGCGCCGATGGATTTGGCGAATCAATGATGTTAAGAACTGTTGTCATGTCCAAGCCACTGGCAAGCATGGCGGTGATACCGCCACCAATGTTTCCAGTTAAACCGTAGCCAGATAAAAGTGCGCTAAGTTGTTGCGAAGCATTTGTTGTTGGCGCGGTTGAGCCTGTAGAAGTCGAAGCATTTGTTACTGGCGTTGCTGAAAGTGGCGCTACTGCTGGCGTAGCAAGCGCTGGCATAGGACCAGTGGCTGCTACGTTAGGTGGTTGATAATTTGATGTGTCTTTTGGCCCGCCAAGCGGATTGGTGGCAGTTGAACCAGTTGAACTAGCCCAGTTAGATGTGGATGCGGTGCCACCGTTTTCACCAACTTGCATTAGTGCCATTGGTTAGAATCCCATCTTTGCGATTAACTGATTGCCAGCACTAAGAAGTGTGGAATGAGCGTTTTGAGTATTAAGCCATTCTGGCTGTGAGCGAATTTGGCTTGCGAATGTGTATGGGTCAACTGGTGCTGTACCATCACCCATTAGCGCTTTGCCAATCATCGCTCCGTAACCCGTAGTTGCGCCGAGTTGAATGTCGGCAGGGTTAACTTCTAGCAGGCTTGAAAGTGTATTAACGTAAGGCGAGGCAAGGTCTGATACCTTGGCTCCGCCTGCAATTTGGTCGGCAAATGGCTTGTATGTATTCATGGCCGCTGTCTTAAACTGTTGCTCGGCAGTATTTGGATCGTAGCCAACTGCACCTTGCGCCATATTCAATGCGTACTTATCGAAGAAACTTGTATCTTTGCCGTCTGGGCTGTATTGCCCATAGACGCCGTATTGCTGTGCAAGTTGCGCCAACTGCGTAGATTGCGCCGCAATCGTTCCACCCTTAGCCTGTGGGTCTAAGGTGCCATGTTGCGCCATGAACTGCGTAATCTGTTGGTCAGATGCGCCAGGATGTTGTAAAATCCATGTGGTTACATCTTGCCCAGAGTTAACAGCATTTTGATCTACAGCGCCAGGGGTTTGCTTAATGTCGGTAACTTGTGCGCCAAGTTGTTGCGGCGTTAACTTTACGCCAAGTTGGTTGGCAAGAGTGACTGCCTTGCTATAAGCGGCATTGTAGTCTGTGTTGTATTGCTCTGGCGCAGATACGCGCTTGATTTCCGCAAGACCAGAATCGCCAGGATGCTGTTGCGCCCATTGGGTGTTAGTGAATTCTGTAGCCCAACGAGTTGGCGACCAATTTTGAGAAATAGCCGTTGAAAGAAGATTGCCAAGTTCTGGAACAGAAGCAATAAACTTTGCTTGCTCGCTGTAATTGGCCAAGAAGTCTGCTTTAATTTGAGCAGGTGTTTCAATCTTGCCATTGGAATAATACTTGCCTTGGTATTCACCAGTAAAAGGGTTGTCTTGATATTGCATTACACCCTTGACGGTTTTGTACGTACCGCCCGTTGTAGATTGGCTAGCGCTAGATGTAGAACTTGCCGTGCTAGCAGTAGTTGTCGGGGTTGGCGTTGGCGTTGACGTGGTTACGGGAGAACCAGCCGAAGTAGTTGGTTGGACATCTGGCGTACGTGATGCCGTTTCTGTTTTAGCAGCATCGGTTTTATTTTGTGCTGCATAATCTTGCGGTGTAGTTGTTCCGCCACCAGTCTCGGTAGGATTTGGATTTGTCGTCGCCTGCTCTTCGGCAAGCGCTTTTTGCGCTACAGCCAAAGACTCTTTGGCAAGGCGGCCTTTGGTTCCAGTTCCTGCCTCATTAACGCGGGCAGTCCAGTAATCAACCTGCTCCTGAATCGAAGCATCTGCTGGTAATGGCTTATTAGGATCTATTTTTTTATTAGCCATTAGATACTCTTCATCTGTTGTAGCGCCTGTGTCATACCGTCAAAGTATCCCGTCGCTGCCTTATAGGATTGCGCATCTGCGCCACCTGAAATAATCTGCGCAAGAAATCCTTGTGGGTCAATGCCAGTGGTAGTTTGTGTGCCAGTAACGTCTGAGCGTTTTCCAGTTGGGCCATAAGCAGTTACGCCCTTATAAGTGCCAACATTGGTACGTTCAGCGGCTAGAAGTTCTTGACCGTATTGTTGAATCTCTTGCGCTGTAGCGTTACGCCCAGCCAAAGATTGCATGGCTGCATTAACCTGAGCCTCAATATCTTGAGGGGAAGTTTGGGTAAGGTAACTTGTATCGGTATTCGTTACCATGTTTGCGTAAATGTTTGCGCCACCACTTGAAGCGGCTGCAAGCATTTGAGCGTAAGTTGTTGTTGGAACTGTAGTGGTTGCAGGTGTAGTTGGTGTAGTCACTATACTGCCCTTCTAAATACGCCAGTTACAACACTAGCCAGTTGTGGATCGGATACGGCAAGGCTATCCATGTAGGAATACCACGCATCTTGCGCTGCGCTGTATCCTGGAAGATGCTTGCCGTTGTAAGTATTGGCAAGCAAATCCGCGTGGTATTGCTTATAGTTGTCCAGAATCTCGGAAATCTTTTTGCCTTGCGGTGATACTGCCAAGATTCCCTTATCCTGCATTGCGGTAAATTGAATGATGGCCTTTTGCGCCATCTCAACCTTGGTAGGGTTGTTGTAATCTGCATACCAGATTGGATTGCTTTGGCCATAATCTGCCGTAATCTGCTTCCAGATTTGTGAGGCTTGATACATGCCCTGCTTGTCGCCAGAAGCACGAAGGTTATTCATATCTGACTGGTAGGCGGTGTAATCCGCTGACAAGTCTTGCCATCCTTGCTTAACATACAAAGCATTGATAAAGTCTTTAGATGTTACCTTTGCGCGGAAGTGGTTAATAAGCAACTTGTTCTCAACGGCCAACGCATCCTTGCTGTCGGCTACCTGTGGGATAAGGTAAGGCGCGGCGGTAGAATAATTAGGGTTAGTAAGCAAAGGCTGGTTGTTGTTGATCCAAGAAACGGTAGAATCTGCCAACGGAGCGTAAGCGCCACTAGTGCCAGATGTAGTGCGAGCCACCGTATAGGATAATGCTCGCTCGCCGTTGTCGGCAATAAACTTGTTCAGCGCAGCAGGCGCTGTGTACTTTGCGCCAGTTGTAGGATCCGTCTGGTTGAGCAAGTTCAGATACTCAGAGCGTAGCGTCTGCATGTTCTTGTCGTAATAGTCATTGCTGACCGTTGGAGCCAGTGGCAAGAAGAAGGCAAACAATCCTTTAACGATAAGGTTTGTTTGAGCGTTATGCTCAATCTTAGTAAGAATGTTCTGTTGTTCAAACGCTGGCAAAGATGTAAAGTTAGTTGGCAAATCACCATGGTAATAAGCCGCCATGATGGCAGACAACTTAGAGTTGTAAACGGTTGACTCGCGGTCATCCATGTTCATTGAGTTGAACAAATCACGCATGGTGGATGACGGAATAATCGTGTCAATAAAGTTCTGTGATGGGTAACCACCAGAGGCTACATTTACAGCCTTGTCCAGCCAGGGGAATTTCTTTGACAGGTCGGTAAGCGCAAGGTTCACAAATGGGCTAGTGCCTGGCATCTTAAGTTCTGGCAGAACCGTTAGAAGCGAAGCGGTATTACCTGTAATGGATGTTGGCAAACCAGTGAATTGTGTAAGGCCAAGTGCTGATAGCCCGCGAGCCATAGCGTTACCCATCTCACCAAGTCCAGGATAAACGATGTACTTCTGGCCGTTGGCATCTGTATGCACAAAGCCAGGGTTATTCATACCCTGTTGGATAATCTGAAAATCACGAAACGCCTGTGGGTTAGTCAGAATCAGACGGCCAGTACGGCGCATAGCCTGTTCTTGCGCGAAGTAGAACGGTAGCAAGTTACGGTGGATAACCGCAAACTGGCTACGAATAGCAGGTGAGTGAATCGCTGGAATCATCTCGCGTGTAGCCTGTGTTGCAGATAAGCGCACAGCCTCATCACGGCTCAATAGCCCCATGTCAATCAATGGCTGGTTAGCCATACGACGACGTGCATAAAAATCATTAAAGATAGGTTGGCGAGATACATGATCCATTACTGGATTAACAAACTTGCGATATCCCTTTTCCTCAACCTGTCGTAGAGCATCGCTCATGCGAGGTTGTACACGACGGCCAAGTACGTTAACTGGCGCAGAAGCCTGTGGTAGTTGGCGAAGTTCCCTGCCAGTGACTTGCTCGCCTTTGGCAATTTTTTGAACAAGCCCGACATTAACTGAACCATCGGCACCACGCACAACACCATGCAAGTAATCAATCTGTGATTTAGCAAACGATTCTGGCACAGCCTTTGTGTAACCATCCATAATGTTGCGATAGTCTTGATACATCTTTGGGTTGCGGATGTTAGCCGCTTGGCCATCTACAAGGCTTGCAAACTGGTCGTCAAGCGACATGTTCTTAAAAGCAGGATCTTTCATGGCGTTAAGATATGCGCGAGCAATATCTCGTTGTGCCATGTCTGCACTGGCCATGTTAATGTTCTTAGCCCAGTAATCATGGAAGTGTGGATCAAATTCAGTTAAGCCAGCCAGTTCTTGTCCTGGAACCATGCTATGTCCACGTGTCTTTGTGAACATATCAATCTGGTCTTTAGCCACCATCTCTTGAGAGGCTTGGTGGGTTGAAGATACGCCAGCAGTAGGCCCGCGATAACCAAGTACATCGTGGTATTCATCCATCAACCTGATCTTGTCTTTGACAAGATACGAGGCAAGGTTAGACTTAAGAAACTTACCTGCTACCCAACCCGCTGGCATAATGGCACGACGAGCATTAGCCGCTTTATTGATAGCATCATTCCACGCTGCCTTGCTACTTACGGCACCATTGGCCGCATCATAGGCTGCCTTAATCCTATTTTCTTTAGCGTTAAGTTCTTTAGTAACTTCCGTTTCGGTTACTGGCTTTGCAACGCCTGTCTTTTGCTCGGCTTCGATAGCATCTTTGTCAGTCTCGGTAAGTCCTTGAGCAATCCTGTCTTGGTGATAAAGTTTGTATTTCTCATCCATCCCCTTGAGGGATGATGCAAGCACGTTACTAACATAACTGCCTAGACCGCGACGCATGACTTGGTGTAGCGCTTCACCAGCAGATACGCGCAAACCAAAGGCTGGCGAGAGAAGCGCCAGTGGGGCAAAGATTACGTTAGTGTACTTAGTAAAGAAGTCATCAACTGGATTGTACATTGCGCCATAGGCTTTAGCGCTACGCAGTTGCTTGCGAATATCTTTAAGGTCGAGCATTGCGCCTTTGTAGGCTTGGCCAATAACTACACCCATTGAGCGAGGTTCTTGTCCGTATTCAGGCTTAACATCTACGGTACCGATGTCACGGCCATTTACTTTGCCGTATACGCCATGGTCAGCCTCAGCACCAACCGAGGCATCTTTAAGTTGGCTAAACAATGGGGTGGCCTGCACGTTAGCAATACCAAAGTTCTTGAGAACTTCTTGATGAAGTGTGTGCAACATCGCTAAACGTTCAGTGTCGCTAGACGCTGTCATAAATGCAGAAGCGCGTTCAAGTGCTACGCGGTGTGGCATTGAAAGGTAAGCAATGTCGTAGATAGTTTGGCCCAAGTTTGGATCTTTCATATCTACCTCTTTGGCAGATAGCGCCATGTTTTCGGTATCAAAAGATAGTGGGCGACGACCAGTAAAGGTACGCACCTTGCCAGCCAACGCGTTCATCGCATTGCCAGGTTGAAAAATAGCAGGCTTGTTAATCTTGAATACTTGTTCGCCAGTTGTGGGATTAACTACTGGGTTACCACCATCATCCATGACAGCACTTTTACGAGGAAGTAGAAGATTGGACTGGTCGTTAAAAGTTGAGCCTTGTAGGCTATTTTTAATACGGTCTGGGCCGATCTTCTCGCTAAGAAGTTTACCGACAGACTTAGTTGGAAGGTGTAGTTCACCAAGTGCGCTGGCAGGACCAGAAGCAGCATCGGCAAGTTCCTTTGAATATAAGGCTTGCTTGAAGATTTGTGTTACTTGCTCGGCACTGCTAACTTTGGACAGGGCAACAGACATAGCCATAGACCAACCATTTTTAACACCATAAGTGTTGTGGATGTCTGCGGCAGCGGTTGTAGGCGATTCTTTGGCCTTATTGACAATATCGTCAATAGCACGATTTACATTACCAGCCATCGGATTGGCAAGCGCCATATCCAACTGGTCGGCACTATGCACGACAAGTGAATTAGAAAGCAAGAAGTTTTGTAAAGCCCCGCCAGAGGTTGCAAATGGTAACGCTGCGCGAACAATAGGCTTGCCCGTATCTGGGTCAAGTTTAACCTTGGTTACGCCAGTGATAGGGTCAGTTTCGGTAGCAACTGCTACATTGTCGCCACGCTTAACGGCAGACTTTAACTTGCCCATTGAGGCAAGTGGATCCATTTCAAAATCAAACGAAGCGTCTGCAATACCAGATACAACTTGACCAAAGCCAGTGTTAGTATTACCAAGTGTAGTAAATCCTGGAATCTTTGAAAGGCCGTGTGCTAAATCTCTACCAATAGATACCAAGTAATTTGGGTCATTTGATTTATCAAAAGAATCTTTGTAGGTCGGAACAACACGACCCATAATGTTGCGCTCTAGCGCACCAGCGATGCCAGCGCCAATCGCTGTACCTTCTGGGCCAGCAAGTGAACCAATGGCTCCGCCAGCGATAACACCCATTGTGCCAAGTAGCCCCGCACCAAATCCATGGTCTGCGTATAGGCTATGTACAAACTTGTAATCTTTTTGAATCTCCTGCAATGGCTTATTGGCCCATGACATTGCGGTGCCGATAGCCTTACCAACTACGGGTACCTTTTCAACTGCGCCAAGTGCTTGACCTGGAAGATTCTTAAGGTCATTCCAAAATCCGCCCTGTGATGGGGCTGGTGTAACTGGCGCCGTAGCGTCAGCGGTAGCAGATGTGGGAAGTGCTGTAGACGGGGTGGCTAAACTCATAGACCCGCCTTATCTGCTAGGCCCGCAATAAGGGCTTTGTGAAGTTCTGGTGTATCTTTCAGCGCATTGCGTAACCACATGGCCGAGTTGTATGTAGCAACATGGTCGTCAATCGCCTTAGCGATTGCGGTTGCATGAGAAGTAGCGGCCAGGGTATTAAATACATCTTGGCTACCTGATTGAATACCAGCGGCAGCAAGGCCAGGGTTTTGCTTAACAAACATCTGGTTGCCCTGAACCATATCGTTAGCACTGCTAACATTAGGTATATTTACCTGCGGATCCATGGGTTACTTTCCTAGTGCAGTTGCGAGTTGTTGCAATTCTGGTGAAGCGTCTGGATGTGACGCTAAGGTTTGAACGAGGCTCTTGGCCGATTGTCCAGTTTGCATTGTTTGCGCTGGATGGATGCCAAGGGCTTCTGGCCCTGGTCCTGCTCCCAATGGGGAGCCAGCAGTAACTGGTTCGTTAGGACGTTGCGTAGGTGCAGACAATGGTGTGACATTCATCTGTGCCTGTTGTGCTTGTGATTGTCCATTCGATGCCGCTTGTGCAATTTGAGATGGAGTCATCTTCTGGCCTTGTACGCCACTAGCAGACATAGGCGCCTGCGCCTGTAAGTTCGCTAAATCTTGTCCATCGCCGTAATTAGGCATACCAGAGATATACCGTTGTGCTTGCTTAGATGCGACACCGCCATCAGTTCTGCGCGATAATGCGCCTGGAAGGGATGGTGTAGTCGAAGGCTTCGTGGCCTGTGGCATACCTATTCTCCTTCGTTAAGTGTTTCGATGGTGCGGGCTGCATATTCGTGGAATGATTTTTGATCTTCCACAAACTCTGCTTGTGTTTCTAGCATTGCGCCAAGTATTTCAAAAAATTCTGACGCTACATGCGAGAGCAGGGCAAAAACATCCCACTTGGTAAATTGCGTAGGCGCTTTACCCTGCTCGGCTGACATAAGTTACTTAGTCTTTCGTGGTGTACCCGCGGTTGTTCCGCTACCCTTTGTTCCAGATGGTTGCGGGCTGTACTTAACTGTTGATGGGCCAGTCTTTGCTGGGCCTGATTTTGATTGAATTGAAGTCTTTTGCGTGACAGCGGCAGAAGATCCAT